CCCACGGACCCGGCAACGGACCCGGGAGCCCCCACGGACCCGGCAACGGACCCGGAAGCCCCCACGGACCCGGAAGCCCCCACGGCCCCGTCGACGGCTAAGACTGCTAAGAAGCCTACCAAGGGAAAGAAGAAGCCCGATGCCTGATAGGACAATCGTAAGGTTCCTCAAAGGTGAGAAGGGGGAGCGAGGTCTAAAGGGTGCGGACGGAGTTCCCGGTGCCGCAGGTGCCGTTGGCGCTCCCGGAACACCTGCTATCTCTATCAGCGTCCCTAGCTCCGGATGGTCTTGGATCAACCAAGGCGGGGCAACGATTACCACGAACGCAAGCAAGGACGTTGGAAGCCTATACCTACGCGCCCCACTTGTCGGGGGCGACAACCTACGTTGTTACGTTCGTTCGCTCCCGGCTGGAAAGACGGCCATCGTTGCATTCCGTCCGTACCTCCAACCCGTTGCGCTGAACGTCCCATCGGTTGGCATCCTGTGGCGCGAGTCTTCCTCGGGTAAGCTCTCTGTCATGAATGCGGTTAGGAACTCGGGGTCGCCTTTCGATATGGGTATTGGCCTTCCCAAGTTCACTCTACCTAACTCTTTTAGCGCATCATACAACCCGCCTAGTTCGGATGCCAAATGGGTGTATGGTGGGGTTCTTTGGATGAAAATGCAGGATGACGGATCTAACCGCATCTTTAGCCTTTCGGTCGACGGAGAGAACTTTCACACCCACCATAGCGTGGGCCGTACGGACTTTCTAACGGCGGACCAATTCGGATTCTTCGTCAATTCCGCCGGCATGGAAGCGGGGTTGCAGTTGCTCCGTTGGGAAGAGTCGTGACACCTTCGCAGCGCAGGGAATTGATCCGAGTAGCCTCCGACTATCGTCTAGGGGTGCTACACCATGAAAGACAATTCATCCGGACCACTCGCGCGATTATGGATGCTCTTGCAGAGACGATGGCTAACTATCTTGAGCCGTCTCTACGCAAGGATTCCAAACCCATTTCGGCCGCAACGGGTGACATTCCCACGGACGTTGATCGAGTTCTCCGCGCGGTCCTACCGCAGATCGGTCCGAAGGTTCGCGCCGCGCATGCAAAGCTAACCGCCGGCCTTACTAGGAACTATGATCGCACCATGGGGAAGCAACTCCCTGCACTGCCTTTCGATACCCTAGACGCGCCCGTCAAGATGCAAGCGGCGCTAGCTCGTGAGTCCTCCGTTGCACTAGTGGAGAATGCCGCGCGCGAGTATGCCGCGGGGGTTCGCGAAGTGTTCGGCGATCCGGCCGCAACCCTAGGCGTTCCGTGGAAGGAACTCTCAAAGAAGTTACAGGAACGTGCGGACGTTTCCAAGTCGCGCGCCGAATTGATCGCCAGAGATCAAACCCTGAAACTGAACGGTGCGATCAACCAAGCTAAGCAGACGGAGCTAGGGATCGACGGATACATTTGGAACACTTCCAATGACGAAAAGGTCCGGAAGTCTCATAAGGCTTTGGCCGGGCAAGAGTTCTCTTGGTCCGCACCCCCGGACGTTGGTCACCCTGGACAGGATATCCAATGCCGTTGCGTGGCGATCCCTATCATCTAAGACCCAAGGCCTTTAGCATGACGCCCGTATCAATCCCTGCATAGGAGAACGTTCCGGACTTCGTTACATAGTTGATCAATTGGGATGCCATGTCAACGTAATCGTCATTTTTTCCGCGAGGGAAGTTTAGGTGCTCAAGGATAAAGTCCTTGAGCCATGGCGCATCCATTGGAAAGTGAACGTTGCCCCTCTTCGTTTCCGAGCCATACGAAGGCCGGGAGGCTTTCGCGCGAGTAACCTTGCTGTCACTGCCAGGATTGATAGGGGTAATCCTTCCGATCTTGTCTTTGATCGTGGCAATGATGGCAGGGCCGTTAGCCTTATCCTCTATCAGTATTTCCGCCCCGGGGTATTCGCTTGCCCATCCGGAGATCCATTCCAGTGCTCCAACGAAGTCCAGTTTGCGCCGCTCTGCATGGAGAAGGTAGATATCCGTCCCGTCAATGCGCCATGCACCGCCGGCGCACCAATCGGAGGTGGACTCTCCCTTGAATGATAGGTCAAAGGATAGTGTCGTGATACCCTTTGAAGGTGGCTCCACGTATCGGGATTGGAAGCAATGGGTATCGAACACGATACCCGTAGCGGGGGCCGGCTTATTCTGCCACTGCGACGACCAGACACCAATATCAGGGGTTCCGTCCTTGATCGTGGTACACACTTCCGGGGTGTATCGGTCAAGCCAGAAAGACTCATCCGGAGTAGTCCGTGGATCCTTTCCATAGGGTGTCTCGTACGGATCTCCGTCGAACAGAAGCGGGATACGTACGTGTAGGAAACCCTCGTCGGACTCGAGAAACTTGCCAGCGAGATCCGGTTCCGCTAGGCGCTGCATGATAAGGATTGTCTGCACTGTCGCAGGGTTCCTAGCGCGGCTTCGCATGGTGGATTGCCACCACTGCCAAGTCTTCTCCAAGTTCTCCGGAGTGGCTTCCAAGGGCTTCGTTGGGTCGTCAATGACTCGAATGTCAGGGTGACGACCCGTTGTCTTTCCGCCTACCGAGGTGGAGAATCGCCAGCCGCCGGCCGGGTTTCCGTTGGGTAGGTAGGTAGAGAACTCTCCTCCCGGTTCGTTGGAATCCAGCTTGACTTTGGATCCGAATAGGCCTCGATACCACGCCGAACCCATGAGGGTACGGACCTTTTCCGCGTCCCTATGGGTCAAGCTCGCGTCAAATGAAGTGTAAATGAAGGCCTTTGAAGGGTCGATAGACCAAAGCCATGCGTTGAAAAAGACGGATACTAGAAGACTCTTGGACGATCCCGGAGGTTGGTTCAAGATCAGGTTTCGGACGTTGCCTAGCTTTACTTGCTTCAAGTGCTCGCAAACGTGCTCGATATGCCAGTTATCCTGGAATACGATCGACGGCTCTACGTGCTCCCATGCGCGCCTGACGAAATAGTGCATGGAGCGAATGCAGCGCGCCCGCTCAACGTCTTTGAGGTTAGGTGCCCGGGCCATCGTCCAAGCCCTCCCTAGCGCGCGCTAGAGCGCCTGCTAGGTACTGTTCGGCTGCCTCCCTCCGTCGATACTGGTCTCGGGGGATCCCGATGGCTTCCGCTACGTCCCTGTCTTCTGCATAGGCTAGGATTGCCTCTGCGTCGGCCGGCAGTGCGTCACGTAGCGCGTAGGCTACGTCAATGGCTGCCGCCGCACGATCGGCCGTATCAACGGACGGGTAGGCCTTTCCGACGGGCGCGGGAATGGAGGTCATTGCCTCCCACGCTTCCGCATCCGTTGCGCCGGACTCCGTCTGAGAACGGTTCATTCCCTTGGATGCGTGGAAGAGACACTGGAGTGCATGCCGGATCCGCCACTTGGCATGGACATAGAAGAGAGTGGAGCTATCGTCTTTCTGCTTAGTCAAGTCGAAGGTCTCGATTGACTCGATCAAGGCAACGCACCCCGCCTGAAACATGTCAGGCGGGAATGCGTCAAGAGATTTTCTCTTGCCACTTTTCCCACCTGATAGCACCGTCCAACCGACATCAAAGACGATGCGGACGTTGTCCATGACAAGCCTATTTCTAAGCTTGATATCCGCCGTCCGCTTGTATTCTCTCAAGGCCTCCAGATCCACGAGCCAAGTGTGCCTTACTTGGGTGCGGACTTCAAGCAGTAAGATCGAAGGTTCCTCGCTTCATTGCGATGAGAGATAGCTTCGAAAAGATACTTGGCGACCATTGAATCTCTGTAGATCAAACCTGCATTGGTGTAGTAGATTTGTCGCTTCTCCAACCTTGCAGCTTGGATGGCTCGCCTTGCGGCCGAATACAGATCTGCAATAGTTACTTGCACTTATTTGCAAGCCTCCACCATTGCGTTTGCAACCTCTATCGCTTTGAGCTTCCATGCCTTGATTGCGTCGAGAACCTCAAAGGGTGTCTCGTAACCCTTGCCATGCGCGGGTGTCGCCTTGCACCTCTGTTCGTTGACCTTGACTGCTTCTTCTGCAATCTTGCGAGCCGCCGCATACTCCCTGACAAGAGGCGCAAGAGTCTCAAAGGCTTGGTAACGACCCTTTAGGATCGTGATAAGATTCTTGACCTTATCTTCCGCTTGCTTGGCTCGCACCTCTGCCTCATGACGGAGATCATGCACGTTGCGGTTGTAGTCCGGGGGATGCTCGCTAGTGGACATGTGACACCTTTCGACGATAGACAAGGACCTTACCCGTATTCGGATCGATCAAGCTCTCTGCATTCTTTGACCAATGATCCATAAGGACGGGTTCAACATTGGTGAATGGAACATCCGGGAGGAATTCGTTTGCACCCTTCACCATGAGTTCACACATACGGAGCACGCGATCGGACGCCCAAGGATCGTCTGGACACTCGCCGATGAATTCGTCATGCACGAAATTGACAAGCCTTGAACCGTATAGTACGGACCCGGGTTCGGCGTACATTTCCCGGGTAATGTACCAACCCGCTCTAGAGGTAGCGTCCGCTCCCAACCCTTGGAAGTAAGAGTTACACGCCGCGGTGTAGCTCAATCCACCTCGGTATCTGTCCACGTATAGGTGACGGATGAGAGGTGGATCCGCTTCCACTTGCTGGCCGACCAATGCAAAGTAACCATGCATTTCCGGCCACGTTTCGAGCCAATTGGCTTTGAGGTGCCGCGCTTCGTCCTCTGATACAATTACTCCGTATGTAGCGCGGGCAAAGTCAATGAAAGCCTTATAGCCTAGGCCTCCCGGGAAACCGAAATTAGCCACCTTCGCGGCCTGTCTAGCATCCTTGACCTTCTCATCTTTCGCCTTTAGACGAGCCTTTGCGTCGTCATAGGAAGTCCGGAGGATCTGTGCCGCAAGTGCTAGGTGAGGGTCCATGCCGGCGTTTAGAGCACCCGCAAGCCTGGACTCACCCAGTAGACTCATACAGGCTTGCGCAAGCGTACGTAGCTCTAGACCGGGGAAGTCCGCTTGCATGAACACATGTCCAAGGCGAGGGACGAAGCACTCCCGGATCCCTGGCATGCGTCGGATGTTCTGAATATTCGGCGATGCACTAGAGGTGCGCCCGGTTTCTACGATGTCAAAATTAGAGTGGATCGGATAGGGAAACCCCTCCCGAAGCATCTTTAGATCCTTGGACTTTACCGCCTTGATTACGCCGAATTCACCATAGGCCTTGAGCCAAGGATCCTCGGTACGTTCGCACGAATCCTTATCCAGTGCGACACCTTCCAAGGATGTCGGATCCCATTCGAGTCCGGCCTTGACCTTCGCTTGCATGGTCTTGGTCGCCACGACAGGGATTCCCTTCGCTTGGCAGACTTGCACCATGTATCTCGCTACTGCCTTGGTATCGCGGGAGGCCTTCTTATCTGTGCGGACGAAACCGGCCTCTTGCAAGCGACGTTGCATTTCCGCTAGCGTCGCGTCAATCTCCGCGGCGAACCTTTCCACTCCCTCTTGGTCCGTTCGAATTCCCCAATTGGACATGAGACGAAGCCACCAATCGCGGCGGACTTGCCTGTATTGATCGGCGAGAAAGTCCTTGTGTACCTCTTGCGCGGCCCACACGGCTTCGGTAGCTTGCGCATCTTGGAGTGGATAGGTACGCGCACCCTCCGGCCACTGCGCTAGCGGTACGTCGATTAGCTCGCCATACCTTAGGCGCCAAGTGTCTTTATCTAGTTCCATACCCGCGTAACGACGGGCAAGGCTTCCTAGATCGTAATTGTTCGGTGCCCAATAAACTGTACCGTCGTCGCGCCCTCTAAGTTCCTTACGGAACCGTCCGGCGGCAATGTCAAGTAGCTTTCCCCGGATCTCTGTGCAAGTGATCCGGTCGGCCTCCAAGGCAGTAAAGACTAGTGGAAGAAGCTTAGGCCTCGCTTGGCAAATGACACCTAGGTCAAATGGCACGTTGTGACCCACGTTTGGAGAAAGGTTGGCTAGATGCCATTCGAGGCAATCCAACCCCTGATACTTATCCAGTAGGGCCGCCGCACCGTCCGAACAGATAGAGACGCACACCAATTCAGGTGCGCACACTCCGGGACGGATGAGACAGGTTTCGGTGTCCCATGCAAGCATGCTAACCAGCCGGCCAGCGGGAATCGAATTCCTCGAAAGCCTTAGTGATAGCTTCGTGGATTAACGAACCTACGCCGTTGGCTACCTTGAACGCATCCTTTCCGCACCTTGCATCGGCGAAAACGTAATAGAGTCCGTCCGTGCCTTTCATGCATTCGAGACGGTCAATACCCCTATGAGCTTTTTTCATCTCCAGTAGGCCAACCGTTGTGGTGGGAGTCACCTTAGGGGAAAGGGCCTCTTTGAGTATTCCGTCAATGGACATGTGATTCCTTACAGTGGCAAGAGAAATGCCAAAGGAAGATTTCTCCGGTCCGCCAATCCTTGACAGAGACGGAGATTTGTCCGTAACCCTCTTCATAGTAACTCTTAGCAAGGTCTAGGGCTGTTTGTGGCAAATGGAGCATAACCTTATGGGTAGGCAAGTCGATCCATGCGGTTAGATTTCCTCTCCAATTCGTTTTCATTTGCGATTGCCTTTCGCTTCGGTGTAGCGTCCCATGCGTTCCTTGTCACGATCGGAAAGCAGGCCTCCCGAAGTGTACGCCGCGATACGTTAGGACCGGGATTGCTAGAGCGATGCAAAGGATTGCTAGTGCGTCCATTCGTAGGAGTGAGGGGATTCGAACCCCTAAGCCTTTCGGCACGGTACCTAAAACCGCTGCGTATGCCAGTTCCGCCACACTCCCAAGTTGCCTCCACTTTCGTAGGAGGCGCACGGTTGGTTTCGTGAGACACGCTTAGAACGGGCACCAACAACTCTAATCCCGTTCTCCCTGTACCTCGGGGGTAGGCTTACGATCCCTCCCTGCATTCCTACGCGGTACAGGGCAAGTCTTCTCAGATAACAGGGCCGAACTTCAAGCGAGTGATTCGCTGGCCCTTCTTCGTAATGTGCAAGGTCGTGGCGACCCGGACAACCTGCCCATTCAGTGCGCCACCCTCGATCGCTTGCGTCAAGATCTGCTCGGATTGCGGGGCAATCTTTGCATTGATCTCGTCGGCGCTACCGATGCGGTACACGGCACCCAAGAAGGAAATCAGGTTGGGAAAAGCCACGTTGCGATCCTTGAGAGTCTGAACGTAGGATCGAGACGTACCCACGGGAACCTTCGGATTCCCCGATTCCACCACTTCCATTTCCACGATGACGGCGGGACCGTTCTGCTGTGTATTCTTTGCCAAGACCTTAGTGATCTTGCAAGTGTATTGCCCCTCTCCCTCTTGGTCCACATTGAAGTATGAACCCTGTTCGAACGTCTTGGATCCGCTCATCCCTTGGAACAGAGCGCCGGCCGGAGGCATGCCAGGGACGCCCATGGGAGCCGCTCCCGGAGGCGCACCGTACGCCGGGGGAGGTTGGTAGGCCTGTCCAGGGGGCGCGTAGCCGGGCATCGGGGTCGGCTGGTAGGCCGGTTGCGCGGGAGGTGGAGTCCAACCCGGAAGGGGCCCGGCGGGCGGCGGAGCGGCCGGGTAACCAGGGGGCGCGGCATGCCCGGGCACTTGCGGCGGGGCGAAGCCGTAGGGGTTACCAGGGACGGGCGGCGGGGGGAAGTTGTTGCTCATGATTCATTGTCCTTTCACTCTTTCCGATTCGCAACCCACCTTGGAGTATTCCAAGGGTGGGAGTCCATATCCAGATCCGCAATCAATAGCTTCTGTGTGTGCCCTGTCATTTCCTGAATCATCCTTGCACTATCTAGGGCACCACGGAAACTTTCTTCATGTTCTAGGCATCCGATAAGAAAGTCACATGAAACGTTGTCTGCTGTCTGCCCGTCACGATGTGTCCGGCCAAGCAATTGTTCCCATGCTGGAGCGCCGGCCGGAACGGCGGTAAGTAGGTTCCGATTGAACGCTTGCAAGTTGCGTCCAGTGGAGTTTGCCTTAGTGGAGGCAATGATTACCTGAGAGGGATCGGCGCGCTCGATTGGCTCACCTTGATCTGTTACTCCCTCTCTACCGTAATACTTCCATCCGGTCAAGCGGGCAAGTTCTCTGGCAAAGAAACTATGATCTGTCCAAATGATTCCGGGTCCGCCCCTTGCCCATTTCTGGCACACCTTCAAGGCGGAATCGTCATGCCATACGGGTTTAGAGTTAGGGGTGAAAGAGTCTCGGATCCTTGCCCATTGATTCCAGCTTGACGGATCCAATTGGCCGGCCGCGCAAGCATGGGCTATCTGTAGCTCCGTGTCAAGCGTCCGGGAGTGGGAAATCACAGCGCGCACGAATGCGGCCCATTGACGCCTTGCGTTGATCCATTCCTCCGGAGGTCTTGGATCCCAAATGTAATGCAGGCCTAGTGCCAACTCTCGAGAATGACGCCATACGTCAATGGCTTGCGTCAATGCCCAGCCATCCGGTGTCTCCCAAAGGTTCCTTAGGCGCTTGAAGTTGTCCTCCGTTGTTTGGTTGACATCGTATGCCATTCCGTGGAGGTACAGAGAACATGCTACGTGGTCGTCGCCGGAAGAGATGACACCGGGAGTGTCAAGCAAACGATCGCGGAACACTTGCCGCGCTTTGCTTAGATCGTCACCTTCATAGGCTTTCCCCGGGCGAGCTAGACGAAGCAACGGGCCCGGTTCAATCTTATTGAAGGAACGATCGGAGGGCGAAAGACATTCACTCCACTCCATGCGCGTTCCCATGTCCAACGGGATGGGAGCGGTTGCCTTCAATGCCCATTCTAGAAGATGGCCGAAGTCCTCCAAAGAGTCTTTGATCAAGGTACCGGACATGGGAACGAACCGTGTTCCGGGAGCCGCTTCCATGTAGCGTTTCACTCGGCGGGTAACGCCAGCCTTGAGAGACTTCAATTTGTGTGCTTCGTCCGCGATAATGATATCCGGCTGGGCCGTCTCAAAGAAGCGAGCGGAACTCTCCCGGCCTAGCATTTCATAGGACACCATTTGGATATTCCTAGGGATCCTCCAATGTCCCATGAGGGTGTCCATCTCAAGTCTCGTTTTCTTGATCAAGCTCGCGGGCAACAGAAGCACTGGACGAACGGCATTCGTCACGAATGGGATCAAGAGACTTAGGAGAGTCTTTCCACCTCCGACGCGCACGGCAACGAAAGCGCCCCCAATGGTCGCCACCTCATGCAGCGCCGCACCTTGAACGGGACGGAGGTGCATACGACCATTGGGAAGCCTGCAAGTGGAGGTGTAGTAAGCAGCCGCACCTTGCATTTGCTCCGTTGTCCACTGCCGCCTAGGTAGCGCGTGAATGCGCGCCATGTCGGCGGACGGTGTCAAGTTGGTGCGTGTGTAAAGAGCTTGCAAGATGCGGCCCGGCTTGACTAGTTGGATCGGGAGATAATGGAGTTTTTCAATCCGCTATCCCAAATCCGTTTGAACCCCAAGCCTTTGGGTGTGCGAGGCCTGGAGTAGAAAACCTTTCGAGCGGTGTAAGGCTGGCAGTTCTCCAAGACCTTTGACTCTTCGTAGACACTCGCTTCCATGTATCCACAATCGACCAGCCATGCGATGACATGGGCCAGCCGAACGGGATTGATTGCCATCGAATCGAGGATGTCTAGAAAGGTCAACTGGGTAGCTCCGAACCTACCGAGGTGAGAGCCGGCGTAATTGTCAAACACTCGGATAATGTTTGACACCATGAAAGGTTCCGTTACGTCCTTGGGTTGCGGCTTCCATTGATCGAACCCCCCACCGGGCACGACACCTAGGGTGACGGTTCCATCTTCGTCAACGTGCATTGATCTGTCCCTTTACGATGATATACTCCAACTTAGCATCGGTATTCATGCCGCGCATAGCGCGACGCATCATGATTCGATCCCAATGGGCCTCGTTGGAAGGTTTGGCCATGCGAGCCATCTCACGGAAGCGATGGCCCACACCAGCCGGACTTGACGTGCGATAGTTACGCGGCGGAATGGCACGCGACGATCGAGCCGCCGCATTGCACATGGCATTGGTAAGGCGACGTTCGTTGATCCGCTTGATAAGGCGGGTCACATCCGGCGGCAAGGAATGGATCGGAGCTTCTTTCATTTGTTGAGCCTATTCATGGTGGGTGAAAGGATTGTCAGCGTTCCTAGCGCAGCAAGCCCCCAACCAAATCCGAAGTGAGATCCTACTTGGTAGGCAATTGAGAGCATGAGAATGATCGTTGCAACGTAATCAAGTACGTTGATCGGTTTCATGCTAGAACCCTCGCACGACGCAGCCGGCCTTACCAGCCAACCGGGAGCAAAGGATCTGTCCCTCGCGCGTGCGAACGTCAAGGACAAGGGAGGCGCCCTTATACTTGGTCGCGACGAGATTCTCGACATACAGGGCAAGGACTCCCGCACCCTTATAGTCGATCATGGCCCAATCGGTTCCGTTGTTATCCTTGCGGATATCGTCCGAAGCCTCTTGGATCAAGTCGTCAATTGAGAACACGCCATCCCAATCGGAGGGGGCGCAATTGACATACAGGAAAGAGATGTCCGCTCCACCTTCCATGGTAACGGCCGGAGTGTTCGTCTGCTCCGGTGCGCTGGCCGGAGTATTCTTAGAACCCTTCGGACGCCCCCTGCGCTTCGGTTCGGCAGGGGCGGGCGGTTGGGGTAGCGTCGCGGGGGCAACCGCTTGCACGGGCGCTGTAGGGGCCGCACCGGGAGGGGGTTGCCACTCCGGAGGGTTGATCGGTCCGGTTGTCGCGGGGGGCGCGAATGCGGGCGGCGGGGCAGGCGGCGGGGTTTGCATGCCCGGAGGCGCCCAACCCGTGGCAGGGGCAGGAGAAGGGGCCGGAGGTGGAGGGGCAGGGCGCTCGCCAGGCGCAGGGCCTTGCACCACTCCACGGGCGACGTTCTCCGCATGCTCATTAGCGGCGTGCTCTAGCAACTGTGCCACGACATGGGTTAGCGGACGGGTCGGGAGATACCCTCCCGTTTGCGGATTCTGAACCCATCCCGTTTGGATCACATTGGGAGGAAGATCCCTGTTTGAAAGGGACTTGCAGACATTCCCTGTCGTGGGATCCTTCACTGCGATCGAATACATATCCTCCGCGGTTGGTGCCGCTTGCGGCGCGGGAGGGGTGGGAGCCGGCGGAGTGAAGGCCGGAGGCGCCGTCAATGCCGGAGGGGCCTGGACGGCAGGCATTCCCGGCAAGGCCGGAGGTGCGGGATATCCAGCCGGCGCAGGAGCGGGAGGGGCCATGTTGCCGGCAAGGGAACCGAGACGATCCATGAGAGAGGGGGTGTTTGACATGGTAAACCTCAAAGCTTCAAGGGGTGACAAGTTGCATTGATTGCGATAAGGACAACCGCCGTATTTGTCGCAGGCGTCCGGGTTGTGTGGGTATTCCTTCGCTTCGGTTAGGGTTTCTCGAGTTGTGGTAATCTCATTGGCGACTTGATCGAGTAGCGCCATACGATCCTGAATGTGCTCTCGATACAATGTCAGCCGTCTAGGCTCCGCGCGAAGGGCTCCCCTCGTCTGGACATAGGTCCATTGAAGGTCAACCTTTTCCACGTTGAACCGTCGAATACCCCATGCAGAGTATACGATCGCTTGGGTGTCCGTTGCGAGCGCTTCGGGTGTCTTGGCATACGACGCGATCGAAGAGGTGGATTTGTGGTCGCCAATGGTAAGGGATTGGCCATCGAAGCGATACCAATCGATCCGGCCCGTCCAGGAATGCTTAGACCACTTCGGACCGGGAAAGGATATCTCACCTTCGACTGTCACGCAAGGATCATTCGGTGCAGGGATCCAAGGCGTCACCTCTTGAGCAAGGCGTGCGGCATGGTGGTCCGCCGCAAAGTCAAACGGTAGGCCTTTCTGATAGGCCTCCAGTTGCGCATGGATCTGTGTACCTAGGCGCGCGCTAGCGGACTCGCCACGGGGAATCTTGGCGATCTTATCCCAAGCCCATTTCCGGTTACAATCGTTCCACGACTCCACTTGGGAAGGGGAGTAGACGTATACCGACGGTGCGTCCGTGGTCACTTGGACATGTCAAGGTTAGGGGTAGCGCCTTGATTGATCAAGTTGTTGACTAGTTGCTGCGCGCGCTTTCGGTTCTCTTGCGCCACGGAAAGCTCGCCCTTGATCGAGTGGAAAAGCTTGGCCGCTTCCTGATACTTTAGGAATGCCTCTTTTTCCGCCTTGATCGCATTGTCAAGGGCAATCGCCGCTTGCACCCGAGGGGACGCAGTAGGGTCGGCCTCCGATGCCAGCCGATCGGCGAGAGTGGACGACGGCGCCTCGGTTGTGCTAGCCTGCGATTTAGCCATGGGACGGAGAATAGCGGACCCTCCTATGGCAGTCAACCCCTATCGTGCGCAAGGCAAATAATGTCCGACCCTAGGACACCGGCCCAACTGGGTGGAGTCAACGTGGATACGATCCCCCTTTGGCCCTTGCTCGCCGGAGGTGCGTGTGCATGTGGCAATTGCGAGAGTCCGGGGAAGCATCCCGCGGCACATATGTACCCCCAACCCGGTGCGGGTTACGGGATCCATTGCGGTGAGCGCAACAATGTATTTGTCATTGATTGCGACGTGAAACCGGACGCCAACGGTCTAGAGGAATTCGGCCGCCTATGTCGTGAGAGAGGTGGACATGAGTTGCCTAACACCCTTGTAGTGCGTACGGGATCGGGAGGCTTCCACTTCTTTTTTCGCTGGCCGGGAAAACGGATCAAGAATTCGCGTTCTAAGCTTGCAAAGGCGGTTGACGTAAAGGGCGACGGTGGGTGGGTTGTCGGTCCGGGTTCGCCGCACGCCAATGGAGGGACGTATGCAGTCGTCAATGATGCGCCGGTCTTGGAAGCGCCCCCTTGGTTGCTCGCATGGCAGGGCCTTTACCATGGAGAGCAACCGGACGGAGGTGGCCCTACCCCGCCTGTTCACATCCCTTGGGTTGATCCTGAATCCGACGAAGGCAAGCGGCGTATCAATGCATATGTTCTCGAATGCAAGGGACTAGAGGGTGAGTTCCCTTCGTCGGTCGCGGGCAATAGGGGGCATGATCGGCTATTCGCCATTGCAAGGCGTGGCACTGCATACTGGCAGATACCGATCGATCTATGCGCATTGATTGTATGGGAACATTTCAACCCACGCTGCGAACCTCCCTGGCAGTGGCACGACATCCATCGGAAGGTGAATGAAGCGGTTAGAACCTTAGTGGAGCCGTCGATCGGTCCGCCTCCCATGCATTGGGGTGCGCAACTTTCAGCGATGGCAGCACTAGGTGGCGAGCTTCCTGCTGAACCAGTGGACCGCCCACGGGACAAGGATCCAACGCACGTATACACGTTGGATGCGTCGCGCTCTGTAGTAGCAGGGAAACCGACCAAGTGCGCGTTTAGTGACATCGTCTTCCGTCTCGTGAATCACCCCTCATGGTCAGGGGTTCTCTACTTCGACGAATTTGCTCACTGTATCCGAGCCGTCAATCCTCCAATGCGCCTAGATGCGGAGACATCGGAGGAAGGCCTTTCGGACAATGACATCTCTCGTTTCAGTGTATGGTTCGAAGCGGTGCAAGGTTTCGCCGTGGCGCGGGAGCGGCTCATTGAAGCCGTCCAGTTGGCGGCACAATCGATCAAGGTGCACCCGGTAAGAGAGTACCTTTACGCGCTTCCGAAGACTCCTACAACCATTCTGGACGACTTGGCGGGCAAGCTTTGGGGAGGATCCAAACTGGAATCCGATCTAGTTCGCAAGTTCCTTGTCGGTGCCGTGCGGCGCATCCTAAGGCCTGGCACGCAAATGGACACCATGCTTGTCCTTCAAGGACACCAGGGGGCTAAGAAGACGCAGTTCGTGCGCACACTGTTCGGTTGGGATTGGTCGTCGCAAAGCCTTTCGGACATTACAACGAAAGATGCATCGCAGGGATTGCAAGGCGTATGGGGTCAAGAGATTGGCGAATTGGATAAGTTCCTGAGAGTGGATCCGATGACTGCAAAGGACTTCGTCTCAAGGACGGATGAAAGGTACCGGCCGCCATTCGGCCGCGCATTTATTCGAGTTCCGAGGCAAGTTGTATTTGTCGGAACCACTAACCTAAAGTCCATGCTCCGTGACCCCACAGGCGAACGAAGGTATTGGATCTGCCGCATCCCTGATAACGTGGTTCTAGACCTCGAATGGGTGAAGGCTCATAGGGATGAGATTTGGTCCGCCGCATTGCAGCTTGCCATTGCCGGTACGCCGCATTGGATCGACGAAGGTACGGCAATGGCCATGGAGCTACGTACCTCGCAAGAGCAGCACGCGGAAAGGGATCCTTGGGAGGAAATTCTACGGGACTACCTCCGTGGAAAGACTTGGGTAGCTACCCGAGATCTGTACCGTTGGGCCATCTCCCATGGAGAGACTGGGTGGGAAGGCCGATTCGGTGTCAGGGAACAGAACCGAATCAATACCGCATGCCAGCGCATTGGTTGCGACCCTGAGATTGTCGGCGGCTCCAAGGGGTGGAAGGTACCGGAGCCATTGGCCTCCGAAGCGCCCTCCAAGCCCTCCGTAGAGACTCCCAAGCTTGCGCTGCTATCTCTGGTCACCGAAAAGAAGAAACCCGCCTAGGGTGTCCTAGACGGGTTTGCTTGTCACTGTTTAGGTGGAGGGGTTGGAGAGCAACTCCAAGTCCATGCGGCAACTAGTTGCCCTTGGAACTCTACACATTGGTTTGGAAGAGACCAATCCGAGTAACCTTCCTCTTTCTCCGGAGGTTGCACCTCCACTTCGTTTGATTCCCCATCGGTCACTAGACGAATGTAGGTCGTAACGTATTTGTTCATGCTTCGCGGTTACTACAGTCCGGTTGCGGCGTCAAGCCAATATGTTGGAAGGAACTCCCAACGGGCGGCCATGATTCGGATCGTACTGTAGCTCACTTGGTGAAGGTTTCGCTTGGCGAGCTTGGCACGATCCCATTCGTTCATTTCCTCGAAAGAGACTTTCCCTCCGTACATTCGACCAAATTGCCAGTAGGGAGCCATCTCCCAAAGGGTGGAATTTGTGTTGTCAACGTAAATGAAGTCCGGCCGAGTGATGGTGCAAGCTTCCACGAAGTGGTGAAAGCACATCCGATGCGCTCGATCGAGTTGCCTGGAATCAAACAGGTATTCGCCGTCCTTTTCGAAGAAGTGATCCGCGGAACACCGGACGAACGAGGTTCCCGGATGTGCCACGATGTGGCGATCAATCCATGTCGTCTTCCCCGAACCGGGAAGGCCGCGCATGATAATGATCTGTGTGTTCGATTGAATGATAGGTGTCATTGGTCGTCTTTCCACCCTTCCGGTTTCGGACTCTGCTTTTTCCATGCGTCCGGATTCGCAGGAATGAGACGAATCAAGTGGAGTGTATGGACATACTCCACCGGTGACATTTCGAGCAACTTGGTACCTTTGATTGGGCCAATCTGAGCCATCTTGGCAAGCTCTCCCCTCCGACATGTCAAGGGGGGCCGTCGCCGTCGACATGACGACGGAGACTACTGCGGTGGAGGCGGTGGCGACGGCGACATCGATGCGCCCGGCGGCGGAAGTGGTGGTGTTCCCACCTCCGAAAGCTCGTCTGAACGCACGGCACGGAAATCGGGGTTGCCCCATTCAGGCAGGTTCATTGGTCACCTTCCGAATGCGGCGGGCGCTTTCCCTGTGACACCTTGCGCGATAGATGAGGACAGCCGCTTCCTCCCTCTGGAGTTCCTTTGCAAGCTGAGACGTGGAAAGATTCCGGAGGATATGCCCGGCTACCCTGAGAAGGGTACGGGCAAGGCGGTAGTGTTCGGTACTAGTCAAGTCCATGGCTACCGGCCTTGCGCGTCACACCATGCGTTCGCTCGAGGCCACCCTTCTCTCGCAGCCTCGTTTCGAGTTCGAAAGGCCCCATGCCTTCAGCATGAAGAGAGTCGGCAGCCGCCGGTGGATAGCCGTGACGTCGAAGCATCTCCCGCATCTCGTGGAGCTCAGAAGATCCGCTTGCGTCGAGCTTGCCTGTAGGGATCTTGTCGCCGACGAAGATTTGAAGCTTTGCAAGGTTCATTTTGAGTTCTCCGTTTCCGTCAACTTGCCTTCGATGCGGATCCACTCCCTTCTAAGGGCTCCGTTCTCCCTTACTTCGACACTTGTGATCCCTTGGTCTTTTTCGAAAACCTCTCCAACCCAAGACTCTGCCTGGTATTCATAATCAACGTCAACAGTTCCGGAATGTCTCCTGCCACGATATGTAAGGACTTTCATGTCACACTCCCTGTAGCAACTTGCGAGCCGCTGAGATACCTTCCGCCCATTGGAGGGATCCCGGTACCGTGGAAACCAATTGACGGGCCACGATTCTCCAGGATAGCACCTCCGTTGTCAGGGACACCACTGCGCCGCTCGGGAGACTCTCCAACGGGCGGCTCTTGCGGCTCTGATACGTGACCCACGCCAGGGTCCGGATCTGCTCCACGGACACGTCAGGGAGGGTTCTGGTGTCATCGGGCTTGCGGTTGTCGCGGGGGGCCCGGCCGCCGGAATAGTGGACAGGCACGTCAACGATCTTGGTCGTAGGATCGATGCCCTCCCGGATGGTCTTGGGAGCAATCTCCCGGCCGCATCCTGGACAACGGAACCGGAGCTTGCCATCCTTCGCGAACGCGAGGGTGGGTTTTCCTTCCTGTTCTGTGATGGTCTCCAAGTCCTTGTCAGAGTGGTAGCAGACCAATCCGGTAAGACGAGAGGTGGGACATTCGCCGGGTCGTCGCGCTCGCATAGGGGGCCTCCGTGGAGCAGACCAGGCCTAAGTGGCCGGATCCATTGGGTTGTGTAACGAACCGAGGGAGAGTATAACCCCCTCATTTGGTAGTGTCAAGCTGGCATATGTCCGAACGGCGATTGGCTCTAAGTGCTCGGATCCATTGGCTTCTGTCACATTTCTAAAGATCAAGTTATAGGTAAGTCGAGGGGAGTTAGGTAAAAATGAGGGGACTAAACGTGTAAATAATGCCATATATACCCCCGTATACCCCGCCGCCACACCCCCCGCGCGTGGGCTCTAAGTTGGACGGTGTGTGCAGTTTGGCGAGGGTGTCAAACCCCAATGGTTTCGCATTTTTAGGGGCATGAATTCGCGGGGCAACCCCCCCAAAGGGTCGTGTGAAATTCGAGGTTCCATTTATGCCGAATTCGAGGCAAAGTCCAATGGATCCGAATGGTTAGACGTGTTCGCCGTGCGCGCTTAGGCCTTATGTGCAGAAAAGCGCAGCGGTACTGTAAAAAGCACAGTGCGGACATAATTACGTCCGTGATTTACCTCCGAATATACCACTTCGGCTATGCGAAGGATTTGCGTCTGAATATGTCAGAGTGGCAAATGAATATGCCAGGATGACAAATGCCCGGAAATGAGGTTGTGAACGCCGCAATACGGACACGAATGTCATAGGCTTTTTCCGAGCAATTCGATCAAGCTCGAAAACCGCGACATTCATGTCATAAGGAAATCGGCCTAATATTGAAGGTGACCAGAAACCAGGACATCTATGTCATGGTCAAGGGTTGGAGGGATAATGGAGCTTTGCAGGGAATCGAGCGGGTTGCTTGTTTTCAAGGGTTGGCATGGGGCCTGCAATATGGGAAGGTATGAGCAACACCATGGCAAACGAAAAGGCCGGAGCACCAAATAACCTCTTGACAGGCAATTCAGAACCATTAGGATGGTATCATGGCCAAACATTCCGATTACCACTAAGGTGCGTGCAAAGGTTATCGGCCTTCGTCGGACTCTGTCCGAAATCCTCCGGGAGTGGCTTGCAAGCAAGGGATCGAAAGGCTAAGGTAACCCCCATGGACCCTGTCATTATCGCAATCAACCTCGCAAATCCCCCTGTGGCAATGGGCCTTTGGCTCGTTACCGTGCTCGCCACTTACCTCGTAACCTCTCGTCTCGTTCGGAGGGGTAAATAGATCTTGACCCTTTCGAGTCCCTAGGCTACTAATACGAAACCAAGCGCAATCCAGCGCACCCCAAAGAAAAGAGAACTCCAATGACCGACACCAACACCGCCACCACTCCCGCCACGGAAACCGCCAAGACCAAGACTCCGAAGGTGACCCCTCCGGAGGTCACTTTGGGTGCGACCAAGTTCGGCGAGCTTCTCTCGTCGCACTGGGATGCCGTCGTCATCTCGGGTCCGGAGGGAGTGGATCGCGATCGTACGGAGCGCGCGTTCTCGCTTGCCCTCACTGCCTATCTCAAGGGCAAGGGCTTGATTACCCGTGGCGGCCGTGAGAAGTCCTACGATGAAACCAACGTTCTCAACGCGATCATGGTCGCGTTCCTGACGCAAGCCAAGACCCCCACGGATCAACTCCAACTTGCGACCGTCACCTATGCCGCGATCGAAGTGCTCAAGGTTGGCTTCGCTGACATGGATAAGGCCCGCCGCGCCGTCCAGTCGACGCTTATCTCGGATGCGTCTCCGTTCTATGCCAAGCGCGCGGGAGAGTCCAAGTTCTCCGGAACCGTCGTGGGTCTCAAGGATCCGGCCAAGCTCCCGACCAAGCCCTCCGTCCTCTCTTGGGAGCACAAGGACGATGCGCCGGCCCCCGTTGCCGCCGCACTTGTGCCGACCCCTGTCGCCGCCGCGCCCAAGGCGGAAGAGAAGAAGCCCACCAACGGAGGCAAGCCCGCGAAGAAGTGAGAGACTTTGCCCGGGACGAGCACAGTGGAGGGTGCAACTCCCTCCCTCGGGCCTAAGGATCCTAACCCCTAATCGAAGGACACACAATGCCAGTCCGGCCAATGAAGGAAAACGACAAGCCAACCCACTGCTATGCATGCTGGCATTTGCCGTACGCATGCAAATGCAAGGGGCGAGACGAGCACGAAGCCTGCAAGGAATGCAAGGAAGCACAGAAAGAAGGTTACGCCGTCTGTCGTGCGCACGAGAAGAAGGGTATTGAGACACAGAAGCACTATGATCGAAGCGAGCGTTTGCGCGCGAAAGATCACAGACGCTACATGTCGAGAACCCTGTAAGACTGCCAACTAGCCCGTGGCAGGAAAGTAAGGGCTAGATAGGATTGAAACTAGATGGGTTTGATTCACCCACCTATCGCAAAGAATTAGGTTTAGCGACCCTACCTAACGAAAGGGTCCATTAGAGGTGTCGTCCAACGGCAGGACCGGGGATTTTGGTTCCCTGTATCTAGGTTCGAATCCTAGCACCTCTGCAAAGTCACCTATCCTATCTGTATGGGCAAGGTCCTACGGGTAGATTTCGCTTCGGAGAAACTTCCTAGTCCGGTCACTCTCACGGATGGATCTCTACGTGTGTCCGCTCGAATTGCGCGCACTGGAGTTCAGGTATACCGTTTCGAGGATGGCACGGAATGGAGGGAGTATCGTCCGCCGGAAGAAGTGTTCGCTAAGGACTCCCTCGAATCGTGGGATGACCTAGCTGTCACTGTATTGCACCCTTCGGAGCCTGTAGCGCCCTCCAACTGGGCCTTGCTTGCGAAGGGACATGTGGACGACCCTTCAAGGGATGGGACGTTCCTAGCAGCAACTTGCGTGGTCAAGGATGCCGCGACCATTCAGGCTATCCAGGCGGGGAGCCTAGTGGAAGTGTCGTGTGGCTACTTCATGGACATTGACGTCACCCCGGGCGTTTCTCCCGAAGGTGAATCGTACGATGCCATTCAACGGAACATCGTTGGTAACCATGTCGCGCTAGGGCCCGTCGATTGGGGTCGTGCGGGTAATGATGTCCGCCTATATGCAGACTCAAAGGACATTGTCCGGGGGGACTCCAGTAGGCTCCGAACGGACGACTATCCTAAGAGCATGGCCCAAGAGATCCAGAATCCCACTGCGACCCCCGCTGAGAAGGTGGTCCCGTTCGCCGAATACGAGAAGGTTGCCGCGGAGCGAGACGCGCTCAAGGTTGCCGCCGCTACCGCGGAAGCAAAGATTATCGAGGTGACCAATTCGGTTGACTCGATCGTTGCCAAGCGTGTGGGCAATATCGCAGCGGCTCTCAAGGTCAAGCCTACTCTCGACACCTCCAAGACGGATCGAGAGATCATGACGGAGGCTATCAAGGTTTCCGATCCCACGTTCGTGGCCGATGGCAAGTCGGACGAATACTTGCGCGCTCGCGTTGATACGGCGAACCTTGCTCCGGCCCCGAAGGCCCAGGAAGAGAACCTCCGTCGTCAAGTCGAGGATTCGGCGAATCAAGCCACCAATCAACCGAGCAAACTCGGAATGGTGGAAGATGCGCGACGGGCCATGATCGAAAAGAACCTGGAGGCTAACCGCAAGCCTCTGAATGCTCAAGTGAAGGGGTGATAGGAACATGCCGCAAACTTCTTACTCGATTGATCCTGTCATCGCCGTTCCTGGCATGGCGGCAGACGGAAACCAACTGGAGTGCGAGACGTTCATTGCGTATACCGATCTAGCGTTCGGTCGCGCAGTGCGTATCCGCGCTGATAAGACCGTCGAATACCCTACCGATGACACGGGGTCGGTTGTTGGTGTCACTGTCTACCGAGGGATGACGGAGTCCACCTTCCCGCAAGGTTCAGCCGTTATCAAGGCAGGCACCCCGGTTAGCGTTTGCTTCCGAGGTGACGTGTGGATGGAGCACACAGGGGCCGCGGGTAGCGAGCGCGGTACGGTCAAGCTGGACGACGTTACCGGCAAGTCTACAGGCGCCGCGCCTAGTGCGGGTACCATCCGAGACATGTCGTCCCGCGCCATCTTCGTTGACGTGGACAAGCATACTAGCACGCTTGCGAAGGTCCGTTGGAATCTTCCGTGACGGATACAGGAAAGGATGACCAATGCGTCACGATACGATCCAACGAATTCTAGAGCGTACTCTCCCGGTTGTCGATCAAGACTACCGCGGCGATGCGAACGAAACTGCGGCGATGGCTCGCCAACTAGAGCACTTCTTCTCCAAGCTCTATCAGATCGAGTATGCGGAAGCGATGGGGCGCAAGATCGTCCCTCTCAATTTTGAGGTTCCGAGTGGAGCTAGTGCTTTCACGTACGTTCAAATGGACGAACGTGGCGAGGCTGATATCCTCGATTCCTATAGCAAGGACTTCCCCATGGTGGAGGAGTTCGGTACGGAATCGACGGGTAAGACGCTCCCGATCGCGGCAGGCTTCTTCGTTAGCCTGCAAGATCTCCGCGCCGCTGCAATGCTTGGACGGGACATTGAAAGCCGCAAGGCTGACATGGCTCGACGCGCAATGGAGCGCAAGCTAGACGCTATCCTGTGCGTGGGCGATACCAAGTCGGGCCTAAAGGGCCTAGCGAACCTTTCGGGCCCTTCGGTCCTTACCGCGGGAACCGATTTCACTGGCGGTTGGTCGACCGCTACCAGTGACCAGATCCAGGAAGATGTCGAGGCACTTCAGAAGAAGATCTTTGACGACACCCTGGGTGTTCACGGCAACCCGGACAATGGGACCAAGCTTACGCTTGCACTCCCTCCGGCCGCGTACAGTGCGATTGCGACCCGTCGACTGGACAACTTCCACGAGATGACGATGCTTCAATACATTCTCAAGAATTCGCCGTTCGTCGGTGACATCGTCTCTTGGGCGCGACTTGCTACGGCAGGCGCCAGTTCCGCTACGCGCGCAGTGTGGTTCGAACGTAGCAACGATGTCTTGGAGGGGATTATCTCGCAAGAGGTTGAGATCCTCCCGATGCAACCGAAGGCACTAGGTTGGCAAGTTCCGCTGCACATGCGGACGGGCGGTGTCATTGCCCGGTATCCCAAGGCAATCTTCTATGCCGACGGTGTCTGAAACTCGCTAAGGGGTGCGGGAGTTAGAGAGGGCTCTAGACTTAGGTCTAGGGCCCTTTCGCTATTCTAAGGCATGGCCGTTACCCTTTCCGCGTTCCGGGATATGCATCCTGAATTCCAGAACGTTCCTGACGCGCTCTGTCAAGCGTGTCTAGACGAAGCCCTAGCTTCGCTGAATGCAACCCGTTGGGGTACTATGATTGATATTGGACAGAGGTACCTTGCAGCGCATCGCATCGCGCTAAGCCCTTACGGTCAAGGCACTCGCTTGGTAACGAGCAAGGAAACCACAACCTACGGAACTCATTACGAAGATCTAGTTAGGCAGATCTCGGAAGGGGTTGCAGTGCTATAATGGCAGGGTCCAAGATCAAGATTACCGACAAGTCTTCCACTAAGGATTGGAAGACTGTATACGGGAAGGGGAAGGCCTCCGTTACCGTTGGAGTCCTTGACTCAAAAGGTGGATCGGAGAAAGCCTCGAAAGGCAACATCACTCTTTCCGAGCTTGCAGCGATCCATGAGTTCGGCCTTGGAGGACTACCAGAGAGGAGCTTCATTCGTTCCTATTTCGATGCCCATACCAAGGACTTGATCGCAATGGTAGCCAAACTCATGGCTAAAGCCATTGCAAAGGCAACCGCAAGCGGCAAGCCTATCACAGACGAGCAACGTAAGGGAATCTTGGGAATAGTTGGAGCGTATGCGAAGGGGCAGATCCAAGCTCGGATTTCTAATAAGGAAATCCAACCGCAGAAGCTAGCCGATAGCACCATTGAACGCAAAGGATCGTCGGTCGCATTGATCGACACAGGGCAACTAAGAAGCTCGATTGATTACGAGGTCAAGATCAATGGCTGATCATCATTTCCCGGATCGAGCTTGGCTCAAGAGCATCGTTCAGAAAGCCGTGGGGGCTCTTTCAGACGTGTCGTGGGACTATGAGCCTACCAACTTTCAAGGCTTCTCCGGCCTAGGTGTGGACGGAGATCCACTTCCTGGCATGCCTTTGGCTCCTCCCGCGTTGACGGCGCAAGCGTCCGGAGGTGCGACGCAAGTAACTCTATCGATTCCTTCCTGGGTTGGCCACGGGAACGATTGCGTTACTCGATCGCTTGTCATGGGTCCTTGGACACTTGCCGGCCCTACCCCTCCGACGATCGTTATCGCAGGGGATGTTGATACGGAGAAGGTCAAGCGACTTGATATTCGTGTCACTCTAGCCGGCGCTAGAGGGGTTTGGGAGGGCGAATACAGTCTCGATAGGGGTGTGACGTGGGTCCCATTCACAAGCGCCGCAACCGTCACCCTGGGCACCTCCGGTCTAGAGCTACAGATCTCGACGGGCAACGCGAGCTTGACGAACACTTGGAGAAGCAATCCGGCGCAAAGCCTGCTCAATTCTGGTTTGCGTCACTTCACCTTGTCGATCAAGTGTGAAAGTGAATCGGACGCACACTCCATTCTCGAGAGGGTCTCTACCTATTTCAATCTGAAAAGCACAATCTCTCAACTTCCATCCCATTTCATGGCGCTTAGGGATGTGTCCGAAGTGGTCAACCTTCCCAACGTTGAGTGGGATGGGAGGGCAATCCGAGCCGCGGTGCTAGAAGTGTTCCTTACTTACTTGACAGAGCAAGTGGACACAGAGGGAGAGACGGGAAGTGAGTTCCCAAACAACTGGATTGAGACGGTGCTACCTCCAACCTCCGAATTGACGGACTAACTATTCTATTACTATGCAACCCCGCCCCTTCCTTTGGGTAGCCTTCCCTACCATGCTTGGAGGCTATGCCAAGATCGTTGATATGGCCCATGCGCTGGGCTTTGCAGGCATTGCGCCGCGAGCTGGTCAAGGCAATCGAGACGGCTCGTTTTCGTCTAGCCTTGACATGAAAGACGTTCGGCGGATCATCGATTCCGGCCTTGAATGCCTACCATGGGAGTTTAGTCGACCGGAGGCTATCAAGTCGGAGGTTGCGAACGCTATCGAGTGCCAAGACAACGGAGCGACGGCGTATATCATTGACGCCGAACTCCCTTGGGATCAAGCGAGCAACGCAAAGGATCGTGCAAAGGAAATGGGGGACCTTCTTCTCCCTCACATGTCGATCCCTGTGTATGATGCTCCCTGGCCTTGGATTGACTGGCATCCTGGATACCCGGAAAAGGAATTCCGTTGGGTCGACGGTAGGCTTATTCAGGCTTACTGGACAGAGATTGGCGTCTCTGCCCGTCTGTGTCTTGATCGAGCGAAAGAGCAATGGGCCAAGAGGGATTCCCGTGTGTATCCGATCGGGGTCACGTACGGTAAGAAAGAAATCCAGAAATGGGGTGCGAGCCAATTGCCTCCGGGCGAGATCTCCGTTGACACCGTCAAGGCAGTGGCGGCCGAGATTACCGGAGGTTGGTATTCCATGGAAGCGGCCGGGCCCGGCGTTCTGGACGCCCTAGGTTCCATTCTAAAGGCCGATCGTCCTACCCCTGTCCCTGTCACCCCTACCCCTTCGGACGAGCCGCCGGATACGCTTCCGGAGGCCTGTTCAGCCGAGGTAGCGGAGTGGAGGTGTATCCGGGAGGAAGCCTTGGAAGCTCTGTCTATCTTCTCGGATTCCATCGGAGGGTTGTTCGGATGACACACATTCAAATGGGCGCCGTCCTTGGAAGCTTGACAGGCATGGTGGGTGCCGCCGTTAGTGCGGCGGACGGTCTAGTTACCCTTCCCATGGGAGTGCTTATCGGGATAGCCTCTGCTCTAGTTGGAGGTGTCTGGTTTGCGGCGGATAAGTTGGGCAAGATCTCCACTGATATTGCCGTACTAGTCTCTCAGAACGGAGCGGATCATACCCGCTACGATCATGCTCTAGAGATTCTAGGCAATAAGGTTACCGAGCATGGAGAGAAGCTAGCCAAGCTCGACGATTGACTATCCTATTTGAGAGGAAACAAGCATGCCTATCGAAAAGCGCCGGTCTACGGCTAACAAGGGTCAAGCGTCCGCTGCTACCACTGGAGCAAACCAGACGACTGGAATCAAGCTAGCGAGCACCCCGGCCGGTTTCGGTAAGAAATGGGTTACTGTGATCTTGAACGGAATGGATCTCCAAATCGGGGATGCTGTCAAGACCAAAGACTTCTATTTCTCGCGCGATGGCGGAACCACTGCACTAGGCCTGAACGCTCTAAAGAAGGGCGACACCCTTTACTGGACTAAGGCCCGAGAGGCTTACAACCTCTCTACCTCTGACCTCATCTCGATTGATTACGAAACCACGGGGGTTTGAACGATGCTACCTTTCAAGTCGCTTTCTCAGACTCCTACGGCCCGTTGCGTTCGTACCACGAACGTCACTAGCCTTGCAGCGTTCGCTGTGGCCACGGGAACGGACGGTGTTACCCTTGTGGAAGGGGATACTGTTCTCTTGGTTGCACAGACTACCGGAGCGGAGAACGGCCCTTACGTGGTGGGTGCCGTCGCAGGCGGTAACGCTCCGCTTACCCGTCCGGATTGGTTCTCGACTGGAGACACCTTCCGACCCGGGATCAAGTCTTCCATCTATGTCACGGATGGAACCATCTTCCAAGGAACTTGGTGGGATTCGAAGAAGACGGCCGCGGGTGTGGTCGGTACGGACGATCCTCTGTACTACGTCCGTCGCGTTACGGTTGCTGCTACCCTAGTGGCGGGTACTGTTACGATCGCGACGATCCCTCTGTTCAGTGCAACTAAGAGCAGCGTCCAACTGCAATTGGTAACGCCGAATACGACCACCTCGACAGTGACCTATTCGACGCCAACCCTTACCATCGGGAAGATTGGTACGGCTTCGATTGTCGCTCGCGCGAACGTCGCCGCCGGTACGATCAATGCGGCGGACGTTAGCACCCTTGCTGTGACTGTTCAGAACTGAGATCCCATGTCGGTAACCAACCAAGCTCCGGGAGCCGAGCAGAGCAAAGCCCTAAGCGTTGTAGCAGCACAACTGCACGCGAACCTTGCTTGCGTCAAGGGTTGCTTCGTTGGCAATCCTTACGACAGTGGAATCATCGTTGCGGTTGGACGAACCTCGGGTGTGACGATGGCTAAGGGAGTTCAGTTGGCGCCAGGGGAAAGGCAATTTTTCCCTGTGTCAAACGTGAATAAGTTGTATGGGATTGCCGCAAGCGGAACCCCTACCGTTTCGATCGTTCCCGTCTGAAAGGGATTCATGTCGCGCCGTCTAGCAGCCGAAGTGCTAGCTATCTTGACCGATAGCGCCAAGCCTAAGGGAGTAGATTATTCGCTACTCCCTGTTGGGCCTTTGCCCGGCCGGACCCTTCCGGGAGGGCGTACGTATACGCAAGCGGTTGGCGCTAACCAGACCGAAGAGACAGTGCAGACCAGTGCGTCGACCGTCGCGCGTTGGAACTTCATCGCTGACAGGCCTCGCATTGGTTTGCTTGCAGACGGCGGAACGGGCTTGGTGCTAGAGCCGCCGCGGACGAATCGCGCCGTTCGTTCCGATGCGATCGACAATGGATCTTGGTTCGTTGAATCGGGAGCAGTTTCGCGCGGAGCCAATGTTACTGCGTCACCTACAGGAACCGTCGACGCAGAGTCCGTGTCTTGGACATCCGGCGCATTGCGCTACATTGGACAGACAATCTCTTTCGCACTAGAAACCTCAACCATTTCGATTTGGGCTAAGGTTTCAAGCGGTAAGATTCGTTTGCGCCTACCTTCCCAGGTGGGTGTGTCGAACGTAGACAGCGAGGACTTGACTCCAACATCTTCGTGGGCTGCGTTCGCACATACAGTCACTAACGTTACTACGGCCGGACCTTCTAGCGCAATTGTGGAAAGCGACGTGGCTAATGGTGCCATGTCCGGACATATGTGGGGGGCGCAAGTTGAGGCCGGTAAGTATCGCACGAATTGGCTTCCCACTGTAGCGGGAAACGTATCCCGTGCAGGCTTTCGTTTGCAAGTCTCCATTCACAATCTAGTGCGTGGAGGAACCTTCCGAGCTACCATCTCCCATGTCCCTTGGGCGGATTGTACTGCCTACGATGGGGATACTGCAACCGTTCGTCTATGGACGATTGACGCGAATACGTATGCAGAGATCAATACCTCCACTCGGGTATTGATAGTGTGCGTGAATGGTGTGTCAAGGGTTGCGGCAGTTCCCATTTGGTGGCTAAAGGGTCATCGTATCGAATGGTATTGGAGCGTAGGCAATGGCGCTCTGTATGTTCGATATAAACTCTCTACGGATAAGGGTGTAAGCTACACTCTACCCTTTGATCCGTTCGCGGGAGTGGTGAATACGGACGCTGCTATCAGCACTTCCGCAACCCAGGTTGACCTTTACTCCGATGGTTCGGGTAAATGGTTCGGCAACGGAGCTTGCAGAGAAGATCTGGTTTACTCCGCTCCCGCTTGGGCGCTTCAAGCGTTGCCTACGGATGTTGCTTCGGTTCAAGCATTCTTCCGAGCGGACCATTCGGTTACGTTGTCCGGAAGTTCCGTTACGGGTTGGGGCAGCAATGGCGCTGTAGCTATTACCGCGTTCAGTCAAGGTGTAGGCGCAAACCAACCTACTTTCGCAGCATCCGGTCTAGGTACTGCAAGACCTAGTTTTACGTATGACGGAGCCAATGACTACTTGGAGGCTGGCCCGTTGTCGGAGTGGATCACTTCGCGCGGCGCGGTCTATGTACTGTTCAAGGCTAACTCTGTCAGCACGAACAATACCCCGAACTACAATAATCACCCTCTATGGGAAAACATCGGAGCCTATGCCGGAATAGGTCTAAGAACCGGACCCATTGCAGGTGGATTCAATTACGACGGCACGTATGACGATGCATCCGTTTCGTTCGCGCTTTCAACATCTCAAGTAGTCCGATGGCGCCACGACGTTAGCAACCTGTATGTGAGGGTTGGTACCTCGGGTGAAAGCGCACCAACCGCAAGCGGGGCAACCTCTTTGCTGACAGGCAACAACCGTATTGGAGGCAATCCTGGAGCGGTTGGAGTCTACTTCAATGGGCACATTGCGGCAGTGGTAGCGATGAATACGCAACCCACCACTAACGAAGATGTCGCGATTATGTCTTTCCTGAACGCCTATGGTGGGCTGTAATGTTCGTAACCAACCTAACCCTTGCAGACGCTAAGCAACTCTGCAACCGCTTGGACAAGTGCCTAGGAATCCCTCCGGAGGGCTTGGAAGGCATTGGAGGGCCCGGGCGCACCATGAGGTGGGCAGAGCCTATTCCGCTCGCCGATGGTACATACGCTGTTCCTGTACCTAAGAAGGGTAGGCTAAAGGATCTGCTAGATGCCTTGCGCGATCGGAAGTCTGAGTCCGCGCTAACGGACGATCGAACGGACAGCCTATCCGGTCAAGTCACTCCGAAGGTAATCTCAAAGGCGAATCTCAAAGAGGTTATCGATCTGGTCGCAACGGCCAGAAAGCTCGATCCCTCTGAACTGAAAACAGATACCACAAAGGATTTGCAAGATGTCAAAGCTTGACTATATTTTCGCTTGGTTCAACTTGCATCCGTTCGCCGCCGCAATCGCTGGGTTGATCCTTACCGCGGCCGTCAATTGGCTTGTGGCCTATCTCACCTCCGAACGGTGGACCAAGCTAGTGGCGAGCAACCCTCGCCTTGCGGCCTTCCTACTGCTCTTGAAGCATGCCGGATTCAATCCGGTTGGTGTGCTGCAAGCTCTCCAGAACATCGTTACCGGCAAGCTTGGCTTGACCTCTAAGAAGGATGACACCAAATGAAGCACCTACTTCTAACCCTTGCGATCCTCACCTCCGGTTGTGCGTGGTTCTCGCGCGCTAACCATGCAAAGGATCTGGCTTCCATCCTTTCGTGTATCTCCGGAGAAGCGGCGGCCGGAAAGAGTCCGGGCGAGATTGCTCTCACTTGTGGTCTTGAGAATGCAGACGAGGTCATTGACCTTATCACGAAGTCTCAAGGCGTTTCTAGCGCGGCCCCGAAGATGGGACCCGCCGCACCTAAGGCGAGCAAGTGATCTCGCTTCTCCGGGGCTTGCAGGTAGGCCTATTGGGCGGAATCCTGGCGATCGGTTGTCGCTCCGACCATCCGAAGCCAATCCCCGTAGGTGACGCATGCGAGCGCGCGCAAGCGCACCTAGTGGAAATGGGTTGTTCCTGGCAAGTCAATGCCTCCGGCGGAACGTGGGCAAGCTCTTGCACATACCTTGCGGGCAAGGGGTATCCGAGGATCCTTGTCGTGGCGGAATGCGTCTCCGTTTCCTCCACCTGTGAAGGGGCCAAGACATGTCACTAATGCACCGCCTAGATGCATGCTGCCTAGTGAAGTCCCCTCCCGGTCAATGGGACTCGCCTTGGATGCCACGCCGCGCGCCAAGCGCAAGGCCTACCGTCGATCGCTTCTGTCTTGACCCTACCGCCTTGATTCGTGTGCAAGTCGGAGGGACTTGCGCCGGTAACGCGATTGCGCAAGCGATTACTACGGGAATTGTCCTACTGGGCGGCGACCGTATCGAGGTGAGCGGGACAGGGGTTTGGGCGCAAGGGCAGCTATGGGGTGCCATTGAAGGTGCGGACGTTGATCCCAATGCAGGTACGTGGGTCGCCAAAGCCTTGGAAGCTTGCCGCGTATGGGGTTGGCCTACGCGCAATGACCATCCGGAAGAAGATCTCAGGGCGCTTGACGCGAGCGCGCTAGGGGAGATTGTTGCTCGCGCGGTTGGCCGTTACACATTCGAGCACAAATCCGTCTCGGAAAGTGACTGCAAGGATGCGATTTCGGAAGGCTGGACGATCGTCACCTCCGGTACGGTTGACGAAGCCTTTGCGAATGCCAAACCAGGGGGATGGCTGGACACCTGCATTAGTGGAGGTGGCCACTCGCTTCTCGTCGACGGATGGGATCCGGCCGGTTATCTAGTCCGTGATACATGGGGTCGCGGCGTAGGCGAAATCGAATTGGAGCGCAAGCGTTTGCATGGCTCCGTCAATTGGATGCGTTCCCGTTGGGAGTTGCGCGCCACTCGCGTCGTGTTCCGATAACACTATCCTAATACAGAGGATCCATGAGCCTAGATAGCACCATCTCGATTTCTATCACGCGCGCTACCAAGACTTCTAGCCGTAAGGGGTTCAATAACCCGCTGCTAGGTGTCAGTAAGGTTCCCGCGGGTTGGGGTACCGCGAAGGTCCGCACCTTTGGCTCGCTAAAGGAACTCACGGATCTAGGGTTCCTTACCACGGATGAATGCTATAAGATGGCTTCGGCCCTCTTGGCGCAATCGCCGTCCGTCAAGACTTTCTTGGTTGGGAAGCGTTCGCTACCTCCGACGAAGTCTATCAAGCTCACTGTCACGAACGCTACCGAGGGGTACAAATACAGTTTTTACGTCAACGGGACGTTGATTGAATACACTGTTCCGGCGGCACAGACGACCACGCAAGTGGCCACTGCACTGGAGTTGTTGATCGAAGCAGTGACGGATATCACTTCGTCATCGTCGGTCAACGTTATCACCATGGGTGCTCCAGCCGGAATCATCTTTGACGTGTCCGGTTGGCGTGGCAACTCGCAAGTGCCCGGAGGGGACTCCGGTATGTTGCTAGAAGACGCCACGACGGATCCGGGAGTGGCAACCGATCTTACCGCTTGGCGCGCCGCTTCCACGAATTGGTATGGTGTCGTGTTCGATTCCATCGGTAAGTTGGAGCAGATTGCAGCCGCTACTTGGGCGCAAAGCAATGGCGTACTGCTCTGTATTGACGCCGCGGATTCCGAGATCCTCGATTCGGGTGACACGAACGATGCTGCTAGCACCTCCAAGGCTGCGACCATCGATCGCGCGGGATACTTCGTCGGAACGGAATCCCTACTACACCGTACCGCGGTTGCCATGCTAGGGAACCGTCTTCCGCGTCAACCCGGTTCGGATACGTGGAAGTGGAAGAGTCTAGCCACCATTTCCCCGTCGAATCTTACCGAGGGAGAGAAGACAGCAATCAAGGCTAAGAATGCCAACACTTACTCGGTTATGGGCGGACCGTCCATGATCGAAGATGGCAAGGTAGCGTCTGGAGAGTATGCGGACGTTATCCGGTTCGTCGATTGGCTCCAAGCGGAAATGCAATCCGACATCTTGGACACGCTTGCGAATGCGGAGAAGATTCCGTTTACGGACGCCGGCGTTGACGTTGTCAAGGGTTGCGTGCAAGGAACTCTTGGTCGCGGTGTCAAGGTCGGAGGCCTAGACAAGTCTCCAGAGCCAAGCGTGGAAGCGCCGCTAGTTGCGGACATCTCTTCCGGCAATCGAGGGAATCGAATCCTACCGGATATCGCGTTCCTTGGGCGCCTTGCAGGGGCAATCCACTATGTCAACGTCGCGGGTGTTCTGTCCGTCTGAGAGGGAATGACCAATGCCTAAGATTTACGATGCGGACCAAGTCACTCTCTCCACGTTCGGATTCCTTGTCGATTCCGGCCTAGCTGATGGAGAGTTCCTAGCAATGGAGCGCGCCATGGGTCATCGGACTTCCAAGTCGGGAACCGACGGGGAAGTTGTCACTTCCAAGACCAATAACAAGTTGGTCAAGATCAAGGTAAAGCTCATGAAAACCTCGGATGGCAATACCAAGCTATCCGCGGTCTATCAAGCGGATCGCGCCGCTCCGAATGGTGTAGGGGTGGGCCCTCTCATGATTCGTGACCGGAGCGGTACTGAGATCTATGCAGGAACTTGCTGGATCGAGGATCCTCCCAATGCAACCTTCGATCGCGAAGCCACGGAACGGGAGTGGACGCTAGGCGCTGAACTCACTGTCGATTTCCCGGGCGGCTCGTGATAGGTTAGGGGAATGGCATTTCCCCACCTAGTGCAAGAGAGACGAATCGGAGATCACACCTATACGTGCGAGCCGCTAGGGTTCGTGTCCGGGCGACGGGGCCTAGTGCGCCTCGGAAAGACCCTAGGGCCGGCCCTTGCGGCTCTTGCGCTTGCAGAGGGGCCAACGGACCTCTCTGCACTTGCGGGAGGCTTTGCGAGGCTTCTAGAGGGCTTGTCGGAGGAAGATCTAGTTTTCTTCGATAACCTGTTTGGTCCGGTGTCGCAGTGCACGCTTCCGGACGGGAAGAAGCCACTTGTAAAGGATCTCCTGCTAGGAGATCACTTCGCAGGGAAATATGCGGAATACTTCGCTTGGCTGGCATTCTGCATTCAGACAACGTACGCTGATTTTTTCGCCGTCGCGCTCGCAAAGGCCGGCGAGCACGTTCAGACGGCGAAAGCATCCGGGTAGAGTTACCGGAAGGGGTGGAATGGGCCGAATGGCGCCTTATCACTTCCCCTCGGTTCAAGATCGTAAGTTTGACCCAGTTGGATCGAGAATTCGCATTCATTGAAGGGGTTGACGCACACGCTATTCTAGATGCGTTGGAAGAAGCTGAAGCGGAGCAGATCCGGCGGTCAAGAGAAAGCCTAGGAAGACATGGCGCTTAGGGAAGTTGCTGCAAAGCTTGGAGTTGACGTTGATTCGAAGAAGCTCGAAAGCTTCATGGGATCCGTTGACGCTGCGAAAGAGAAGCTTGCAGCACTAGGCGCCGCATTCCTAGGATCTCAATTCGTTTCGTTCGTCAACTCTCAGATTGAGGCAACGGCAGCCATCGCGGGAATGGCTGCTAAGATGAGTGTCTCTACCGACGAAGCACAGAAGCTAGCCTTTGCCTTGGGTCGTATCGGACTTGACTCCGATAAGGCAACCAAGGCAATGGTTATGTTCAATAAGGCTATCGGAGATGACTCCGTCAATGCCGGAACCAAGTTCGCTAAGCTCGGAATCAAGATCAAGGACGGCAACGGAGCAATCAAACCAACCTCTGAGATCCTTGGAGATGTTGCGGATCGTATTCAGAAGACGGGCAATGTAGCGGAAGCAACCGCCATTGCAATGCAACTCTTTGGAGAAGATGCTAAGGATATGGTCCCTCTGCTTATGCAGGGACGAGCCGGACTAAAGTCTCTCACGGATGAGTTCGAAGCAATGGGGGGTGTCATCTCGGGTGACACGATCAAGCAAGCCAAAGAGGTTCGCAAAGAGGTAAAGAGTATCAAGTTTGCCCTTGAAACGCTGACGAACAACGCTATTGCTCCACTACTGCCGTATATCAAGGCGGTTATCAAGGTTGGGAGCGGTTGGGCCGGGTCTCTTTCCAAGCTAGTCAAGACATCCAACGTACTGCAAGTGGCGTTGATTACCCTTGGAGCTATCGCCGCTGTGAAGTTGGTTCCGATGCTGTTTCAGACGGCACGAACCTTCTTCTCTATGCAGACGGCTATCATGGGTGTTACGGGCCCAACGTGGCTTTGGATTGCCGCTCTAGCGTTTCTGTTCCTAGTCTTCGAAGATCTGTTCACGCTGGTTACCGGAGGTGACTCACTTATCGGTACGTTGCTGGATAAGTTCGGCGGACTAGGTACGAAAGAGAAGGTAATTACTGCTCTCAAGGACGCTTGGAAGCTCATAGTGGATGTGTGGACGGATGCGAAAACCGCATTCAATGACATCGTCAAGGCTTGGGAGGCCGGAGAAGGTGTCCTAGGCGGTATCAAGGCTGCTATCAAGATCGTTATGGATGCGATCGACGCCTTGGTAAAGAAATACGAACAACTCACAGGGGGGATCAAGTCTAATACGAAGGTGTATACTGGAGCGGAAGCGGACGCCAAGCTAAAGGGTTACGCCGCGAACGGGACGCAAGTCTTTACGGGTGACGATGTGGCTAAGAAGCTTGGAGAGTTCCCTAAGCAGCCGGCGTTCTCCGGTACGGTCGCAGGCAATTCGTTTACCGTTCCGGCCAAGCTACCTACGCCCGGAGGCGCAACGGACTCTGCCCCTGTCATTCAAGACAACTCCAGTAAGCAAGTGGTAATCAATGCGTCTCAGTTGTCCAAGGACGAAGCGGAGAAGTTGGTTCAAGGCGAAGTAAAAAAAGCCATGGACAAGGGCAACGCAAAGACTTGGCACGCACAACCGGGGTTCGCTAAATGACCGCATCACTTTTCCTTATCACTTGGAAGGGGACTCTAACCAGTCCAGGGGGAAGCCTTGCCTTCGATGCTATCATGTCTGAGACGTACGATGAAAGCTCCACTATAACAGACTTCCCGGTAGAGTCCGGAGCGAATATCAACGATCATATTCGCTCTAATCCGGAGCGGGTGACGTGCGATGCATGGGTCACAGATACGCCGCACACGGGGGACAATAACGTCAATGGAGGCCTTCCCCGTGGCTCCATTGCAGGCAAGGTGCTAGAGACACCTTCCGCGCCTACGCAATACGGATTCACTGGATTGGTTGCGCTGGCGAAACGCGCACTAGGCCTAGGTGCGCCTCCGGTCAAGGCACAGTTGCTACAATTCGCGACCCCTTTCTCTGCTATCACGGAAACGCACCAATTGCTTTCCAAGCTCCGGGAGGAAGGCCGACCGTTGGAGTTGTTCGCGCGCGATTGGTTCGCGGATAACATGGTCATTGAATCCATCTCGAAACCGCGCGCCCCGGAAGATGGTTCAATGGCTCACTTTGCGATCAACTTCAAGCGTGTTCGCATTGTTGAGACTCGCGTTACAGTTGCGGCCGTTCCCGCCGAACCAAGAGGTAAAGGCAAGGTCGACGCGGGGAAGAAGGATGGATCTAGCTCCGATGCTGCTAAGAAGTCCTCTCTACTAGCAAAGGGTGCGAAGTATCTTGGAGTCCTACCGTAATGCCCATCTCCATTCCTTGCAGAGCGGATCCACATTGGGATCAAATCACAGAGCTTGACGGCGCCGAATACAAATTGGCCTTTCGTTGGAATCAACGGGAGGCTAGGTATTCTCTTAGCCTGTATACTCCGGATGACATTCCTATCGCACTAGGCGCAAAGCTAGTTGTCGGTTGGCCTCTATTCCTGAACGCCACTAGCGAACTCATGCCTACCGGGTCTTTCGTGGTAATCAACTCCGGAGATAGCGAGGCTAATCCTGGCATCGGCGAGCTAGGGATCGGTAAGAGGTGTGAACTTTTCTACTTCACAGAAGAGGAAGTAGCTAGCGCAAAGGCCGCACTGTGAAACTCTTTGGCAGGGCTTGGGAGATCTCCGCGGGTGACGTGCTCCTATCGGACACGACATCGGGAGTAGCTTGCGAATTCTCCGTAAAGAAAACGCTGAAACCGGAGCCGAATACTGCTGACTTGAAGGTGTGGAACCTTTCCGAGACAACGCGAGCCAAGCTCACTAGCCCGAAGAAGGTTCCGATTCGTATCGAAGCGGGCTACGTTGACAGGGTGTCTCAGATCTATCTAGGTGACGTGCGGGCTATGTCGCCAGGGGAGAAGCGAGGCCCGGACATCGTAACGGAACTCATGTCCGGGGATGGTTCGCAGCAATTCCGGGAGGCGCATCTAGAAGTTCCGCTAGGCCCCAAGACACCCAACGGGGTTGCCCTGCAAGCGATTGCAAAGGCCTTGGGCGTAGGCATGGGCAACGTGCCCAAAGTCGCCGCAACGCTGGCCTCCAAGGGCTCCGCGGTGTTCCCTAGGTCCACTGTCCTAGTGGGCAACGTGGCACGCATCCTAACGGATTTCTGCCGCTCCGCGGGGTTGGAGTGGAGCATTCAGGATGGGGTGCTCCAAGTCCTAGATCTAGGGAAGCCTCTCGAAACGAAGCCCTATGTGATCTCTGCCGATTCTGGTATGATTGGCGCACCCTCCCTAGGTTCCGATGGGAAGGTTTCCGCTACATGTCTCATGATCCCTGAGTTGCGCCCCGGTATGCGCGTCATGTTTGATACCTTCGCAGTAAAGGGCGTCTATCGTGTTTCTGAATGCGAGTATCAGGGATCGACGCATGGCGCGGATTGGAGTCTCAAGATCGTTTGCGAGAAGCCAAAGGCGGTATAATGGTCATTGATCCCGAAATGCCGTTGACCAAGATCAACCCGGCGAACTCAGAAGAAAAAGTGTTCTGGGATCGGGCGTTCCTTTCCATGTTGCCAGCGTCCGGCAATGTGTATGTAGCGGCCCAAGCGGCGGACGTTGCTATTCAAGCTCGACGCAAGAGGCTAGAACACCCGTGAGTGACGAAGGCTATGAGCTTACAGACATTCTCCGCGCATCCAACGAAGCCACGTTGGATGGTATCAACGTTGCTCTCCCTGGCATTGTGGTTAGCTACTCCGCTGCTAAGCAGACGGCAACAGTGCGTCCTGCTGTCAAAGTCCCTAGGAAGGTGGCCGGAAAGTTTCCCTCTGACGAAACGGGAATCACTTATCAAACCTTGCCCGATTTGCCGGACGTGCCTATCGCATGGGCCAGTGGTGGCGGTTACGTGGCGACTTTCCCCCTTGCCGCAAACGATCCTGTTATGCTGATTTTCTCGTCGGTAGCGTTCGGGGAATACATGCTAAGCGGGAAAGTGTCCGAACCCAAGGACACTCGGAAGCATTCGCTTGGCTATCCTATTGCTATACCGGGAGGCGCACGGCCCGATACGAAACCGATCCTTGACGCTAGTGCTACGGAGATGGTTATCGGAAAGGACAATGGAGATCCACAAGTCCGTATCGGCGCGACGACTATCACACTTGGCAAGGGTGCGACGGATGCGGTTGCGCTTGCGAGTAAAGTACTGACAGAGTTGCAAGCAATCAAGACAGCATATGACGGGCATACGCATACCGCGCCCGGAGGTGCTACGGGAGTCCCAATCCCTCTATTGCCTACCCCGGGATCGGTAGCATCCACTCTAATCAAGGCTAAGTAATGTCCTTTTTCGAGCTTACAGACGACGGAGATCTAGCCCTGAAAGTGACGAATGTCGCGACGGGGAAGAAAGGTCTAAGCCTTTCGAGGGACGTAGCCTATGCGGCGGCGACCAAGATCAAGACTCGTCTTCTGTTCTGGGAAGGGGAATGGTTCCTTGATACGCGGCAAGGTACACCATGGATCCGGTATATCCTGGTAAAGAATCCGAATCTAAACTTGATCCGAATCATCGTCTCTAAGATCCTACTCTCTGTGAAGTCCGTTGCAAGCGTATTGTCTGTGACGATCGAGGTAAATGCGCAACGGGAGGCCTCGATTGGATTCGAGGCTATCACTTCGGACGGTCGCAAGGTCTCCGGAGGGATGGGACAACCGTTCCTTGTGGAAGGTGTGGAAGTTAGCGAGGGCTTGCTATGAGCTACGGTCTAGATGATACCGGATTCGTTCCCGCTACCGTGGAGGATCTCCGCGACGAGATGAATGCGGATATACTTGCGGACGTTGACGCGGATCTAGACCTAGATCCGGATCAACCCGCCGGGCAATTCGTAGGCATCTTTGCTAGCAAGCTTTCGGAGGCATGGGAGCTACTAGATACGGTTGTCAAGGCGTTGGACGACAACTCGGCGGAAGACTCCCTACTTGACAACCTTGCTGCAATGACAGGGACCAAGAGGCCTGCCGCGAAAAAGGGAAAGGTTACGATCCGTTGCACGCTGGCCGGCGGCACCGTCATGGCAGGGACGGCTCAGGTTGCGGACGTTGCAGACGCAACGAACACTTGGACAATCGAGGAATCCTATACGGCCGGAGCTTCTCCAGAGACGAAGGATCTCACGTTCGTTTGCGATCGAGAGGGTGTGGTGCTAGCTCCCGCGGGAACGTTGACGGTTATCACCACTCCGATCGCAGGATGGTCCGCCGCCACGAACCCAACGGATGCCGTTCCCGGCCGTCTGGTCGCGAAGGACTTGGAGTTGAGACAGTTGCGCCGGCAAGAGCTTGCGGACCTAGGCGCAACGTCCCTGCCTGCCCTCCGTTCGGCCTTGCTCAAGGTGGAAGGTGTCATCGCCGCACTGTGCGAGGAAAACACTTCTATGGCCGTCGACGCCTATGGCCGTCCGGCCAAGAGTATCGAGGCAATCATTTGGGATGGGGTTGCCCTTGACGCGCTCGATCAAGATCTCGCAAAGACCATTTTCGAGAACACCGCGGGAGGGATCGAATCCTACGGAACTACTGCGACGGTCGTCTATGTGGATGAATACGAGGTGAATCACACTATCCGTTTCACCCGAGCAACCCAGGTACCTATCACGGTAAGTATCACCCTGACACAAGATCCAAAGCTCCCGGCGTACAATCCGGTTACGGTTCGTCAAGCGATCGTTGATTACGGCAACTCGCTTGGAGGCAATGAGGATCCGATTATCGAGCGGGTGAAAGCCGTTGCGCTGGCCGTCGCAGGCGTCAAAGATGTCGTCGCTTGCACCCTTGACAGAGGTTCCGGGCCCGTCGCGACGAACATCTCGATCGGTAAACGGGAGGTGTCCACTTGGGACACCGGAGATGTAACGGTGCTATGATTCCCGCCGTCAACAACTCTCATGTGTACGAAGCTAGGAATAGGCTTCTCTCTCAATTCCGAAAGCCTCGAATTGAAGGTTTCCTAAAGGCCTTCGTCAAGCGAGTTCAACGCTTGGAAGACGAGATTTGGAAAGTCCTAGGAGAGATTCATCTAGGCACCAATAACACACACATTCTTGATTCTCTTGGTACGATCCTCCAACTGGACAGGGGGCCTAGGACCAATGCAGAGTATCGAGCGGCGCTAGCTCTCAGAATCCTTGTCCTCCGGTCGAAAGCGCGCGCAATGGATCTTGTCAAGATCGTTGCGACGGCTGCAAGTCAGGAATGGGGTTACTGGTCTGCTTTCCCGGCCGGATTCACTGTGTATCATTACGGTTCGACCGCGGAGCTAAACGCTATCGTAGAGAGTCTCAGGGCTGCAAAGGCCGGAGGTGTGGACGGTAGGGTTTGGTATTCGTCGGAAAGCTTTACCGAGCTTCTCATTCCAGGTACCACAACGGCAGCACCACTCCACTATGACCTAGATTCACCTTTCGAAGTCTTGGAACCTACGGCACCAAATAACGTTGGAGATGTTGTAGGTTTCGTTCCCGTTCACTGTGTACCCCTCTAAGGCAAACCAATGGCAGATCTTCCTATCAAGGTTCTATATGCGGCCGATGCGAACTATGCAGCGGGCGCTCACCCTTGGAGTGGTACTCCGACGAAGGTAGCTCCGGGGTCTAGCTTCCAATCCAAGGGTTGGATCCCTGGGTCGCCGATCGCGGCGCAGGAACAGAATTACGTTATTGACAAGATCCAAGACCTTGCGATCGACGCACAGCAACGCGGGGCAGTCAAGGCTATTGCGCAAGGGACCCTTGACAGTTACTCCCTGGGTTGGTTTCTTGAAGGCACTAAGCGTCTCGTCTCGTCGGTTGACGTAACGGGAACTCAGAAGATTACAGCGTTCGCCGCGAACAATCCGGGTCGTAAGGCTTCTAGCGCGACGACCATGCCAAGCTTCCAAGATCGTTTCGCTTACGATCGAGTTTCGAAGAAGCTAGTATGTTTCTCCAAGCCTTTGGTTGGTAGCTCCGGAACCTTCCTGGATATCACCGATGATAAGGCATTGACTACTGCCAGCCGGAACCCTCCGACCGTCAATGCTCGCTACACCGACGTTTGCACGGATGTCAGTACCGGCAAAATCGTCATGGTCTCTGCGCTCGATCCTGGTACGCCGGCCTTCGGAGTGGCCTACGGAAGCCCTCCTAGCGCCCTCTCTTGGACGGCCGCGGGCATCGGTTGGATTTCGGATACTGAGACCAAGATTTCCAGCAAACCTGGAGAGACTAGGATCTTTTCGTATCAGAAAACGTACAGTACGCCCGATGCTGGAGCTACGCTATCGTCGGTCAATACCACGACATGGACCGGAGGCTATACCGCCGGATCCACCATGTTCCGACCGTGCTGGGATACGCTAAAGAGCCGCTGGATTTGCTCCACGGCAAAGATGGGTGTTTCCCATGACGATGCTTCGTCTAGCTCCAAGCTTTGGACGAGCACGGACGGGATCACTTGGACGACGCTGGCGACCAATCCGGCGTATGTCTTCCTCGACATGGTCTGTTTCAAGGGTTGGCTTTGGGCCGCGGGTTGCGTCCTAGACCGTACCGGCAACCCTGGACACGGAGGGATCGAGATCTTTTACTCCCGCGACGGGGGGACTACTTGGATCCGTACAGGGCTCATCCTGTCCCTTCGAACCGGCGGAACCGTCACGGACCACCAACCTAGGTTGGTTCCCTGCGACGGTATCCTAATGTGTCTCACCTACCGAGCTACCGGAGCCGCGGGCGACTTGGATTACATTGCCGTTGACACGGGAGCGCTCTAGCCTCCCGCACCTCGTGAGATCCTTCCGAGGTGGAAGAGACCTAGGCCGATCGCGTCCAACATGTTGTGTGCATCGGCCTTAGGTAGCTTTGGGATTCTGGCAGATTCTGCAGGGGATAGAGCAGCAAGGATCCTCTCATGGTGGACGTTCTTTGGAACCTGTCCCTTCCACTCTTGCGGAAGGTGTCGATACACAGAAGCACCATAAAGCTTGGCTCGCTCGATCCATTGACCCGCTTGCACTGCCACCTTGATCAAGTCGTTTGGGTCTCCCTTTGACTTGCCCACACGATAGACTTGCGGGATCTCTATCACTAGCTGTCCCTCCCGGAAAAGCCAATCCCAAGGCATGACAGCTGTTTTAGTTGCCAGCCATTGATCGTCCACTGTGCAAATACCTGAGTAGGCCAGTTCCTTGGTAACAGGGTTGAACACGGCCCATCCTGTGCAGTTGCCCGGGTCAATGGATAGAAGATTGGGCATCGTCGCGCTTTCCATTAGTCAAGAGGTTTTCCAGTTGGATCAATTCCTCTTCGGACAAGTGGCTTAGATCTTGGGTCTCTTCCACTCGCTCCGTAGCTTCCCCTCGGATGAGACGGTCAAGCTTGACGGTGGACTCTAGCAGTGCGCGCAAGTCACGAGGCTTGATAACTTCCAAGTTGGAGGATCGAACCGTTGCAAGTAGCTTGGCGAATTCCTGCTCTAGCACTTGCCGCGCATCTTGAAGGATCGACATATGCTGTGCTGCAATCTCTTTCGCAGATTGGGTCAAGAGAGCTTCCCGTTCCGCAAGCATGATCCCGTCTAGGTGTCGATCGTATTCGGCAACCCGCTCCCTCCAGAAATGCTTTTCAATCCATTGCGCCACTTGGACAGGGTTACGCCGTCCGGGTCGATAGGTGTAGGCCTTCCGAGGCCGGGGGGAGTCCCTATAGGCCACGAATTCCGGCCAGCTTTCCTCCGTATCATACGGTTGACGTTCCCAGGGTTGCGGGTCCATTCTGCAATGATAGCACACCTATTCTAATGGTATGGGACTATTCGACGCGCTAGCGCTAGCTTTCTCTGGACAGATTGCACCGAATGTGTCCCCCATGCGTTCCGATGGCTGGACGAATACGCTAACGGGTCAAGGGACTGTAGAGCGAGATAAGTCCCAATCTGCCTATTACTTTCGCGATCGAATACTGAACGGTCCGGAGCTTTCGGATCTCTATTACGGTGACTTTCTCGCAAAGATCGTGGTAGACGAACTAGTTGATCAAGCCTTCCGACGAGGTGTCTGTATCGAGACAGAAGCTGGTGAGGGAGGAGAAGACTTCCTCAAATGGGCGGAAGAGAAATACTCCGCTATGGCGCAAGTCAAGCACGCTTGCAAGATGGGCCGGCTATTCGGCGGAGCACTCATCCTAGTGGGCGCCAATGACGGCCAAGACTTGGATCAACCTCTGAACGTTGACCGTATCAAGTCTATCGATTGGATTTTGGTTGTTGACCGAAGGCAAGCCCAACCTTGCAAGTGGTATACGATCCTAGGACCCAAGCTTGGCCGGCCGGAGCAATACCAAATCTCTCTCATGGGCTCTGCTTTCTTCGGAGGCAGTCCGAAGGATCTCAAGGGGAAGCAAGTCAACTTCACCAAGATGCATGAGACGCGCACGATCCGCTTCGATGGCGAGCAAGTCGACCGCGTCAAGTCTCTAGAGCTTTTCAACGGTTGGAGCCTGTCGGTACTGCAACGCTGCTACCCTATCCTTCAATCATTTGGTGCCGCAATGGGTGGCATCGATAACATGCTAGTGGACGGATCGCAAGGCGTGTTCAAGATCAAGGACTTGATCAAGATGCTTGCCGGTTCGCAGGCAGATAAGATCATGGACCGTTTGCGCATTATGGACATGTCTAGATCCATCGTGCGCGGCATCGTTCTCGACTCCGACGGGGAGTCTTTCGAGAACGTGGAGAGAACCTTTACGGGTCTAGCGGACGTAATCGATCGCAAGATTCTCCAACTGTCTGCCGCAACTAGGATTCCTGTGTCCGTTCTCATGGGCCGCTCCGCCGCCGGCATGAATGCCACTGGAGAGCTAGATCTAACCAATTGGTATGACCAAGTTGAGACGTACCAAGAGGATCCGCTAGAACATTTGATCGATTCTTTTCTCCGTTTGCTAGCACGGGATAAGGATTCTCCCCTATCACCTGAATTGGTTGACGTGGAGTTCCCTCCGCTAAAGACCATGACGGCCAAAGAGGAAGCGGAGATCTATACACAGGTGACGGGCGCCGATGCGGTCAATATCGACAAGGGTGTTCTAGACCCGGCCGCGGTTGCCATTGCTCGATTTGGTCAAGGGAAGTGGAGTCCGCGCGCACCCGAGGTGGATGTCGAGGCATTGCAGAGGGAGCTTGCCACAAGGGAGACCTTTGACGTTCCCACGCCTCCCGGAGCCCCCACGGACCCGGCAACGGACCCGGAAGCCCCCACGGACCCTGCAACGGACCCGGAAGCCCCCACGGACCCGGCAACGGACCCGGAAGCCCCCACGGACCCGGCAACGGACCCGGAAGCCCCCACGGACCCGGCAACGGACCCGGAAGCCCCCACGGACCCGGCAACGGACCCGGAAGCCCCCAC